GTTAGGACCATGAAGGTGTTCTTGGAATCTGGTTACTGCAAGCTCACTACTGCTTTCGGTAGACTGAGGTACGACTTCAAGTTAGCTGAATACTACAAGAAATATGCCACTTGGAAAGTCACGAATGCTCAGTTAAAGATTACCAAGAATGCTTGCTATCTTAATGTTCAAGTAAAGCAACCGGATACAGAGACAACCATTGGAGATAAGAGGGTCGGAGTAGATCTTGGAATCAATAACATAGCAGTATGTAGCGATAATACATTCTGGAAATCTGGCCCAGTCAAAGCCGTAAAAGGCAAATATCAATATTTGAGATCAAAACTTCAGTCCATAGGCACTCGATCCGCTAAAAGAAAGCTGCAAGAGCTATCGGGCCGAGAGAGACGGTTCATCAAGGACTCAAATCATCAAATCGCAAACTGGATACTATCTAAACCATTTGACGTAATTGCTCTGGAAGATCTAACTCACATCAGGAACGGTAAGAAGAATAAGAAGCTAGGTAAATGGAGCTTTGCAGAACTACGAAGTATCGTAGAATACAAAGCTGCTGCTATCGGAAAGAAGGTAGTTGCCATAGATCCAAGATATACTTCTCGTACATGCTCTAAATGTGGGTTTCAAAAGAAAGAAAACCGTAATGGTAGGACCTTCAAATGTAAACGCTGCGGCTTCCAGATCGATGCTGATTTGAATGCATCCAGAAACATCGCTACCTTCAGTAGATCTGATCGTAGCAGGCTGTCCGTCAACCAGCCAATCGTAGCGAGCTAACTAACCATCAGCTACAAGCCTGCCAATTCATTGGCGGGTAGTTGACTAACATGGATGCTGATTTTGTATCAGAAAAAAGCACGTGGGAAGAATTCATAAAAGAAATACAAGAAGAAAATGAAATAATAAAAGCTACATTAGATTTAATAGATAAAAAATATATAACTTGTGTGGTTGACGGGAATACAAAAGAATCGTCTGAAAGTTTGCTGAAGACACAGTGCAAGGATAACGAAAAAGCAATTGAATACATAAAAAGTAAATTGGAGTGATGATTAGTATGGAAATTTTTAATCCTATATTCGGTGCAGTAATGGTAGTGTTTATTTTAACAGGGTTGCGTGGATATAACGATTATGATAACAGCTGGAATAAATTTTTCAATAATCTTTTGTTTATGATTGGACTATTGGGGTTTGTGACGTATTTGCAATGGTGACCAAAAACTATTTAATTAAGAAGTTATAAAGGAGTAACCATGATTATTCTAGAAAATGGAAAACCTGTTGGATGTACACAAAACATATATGACCTGCCAGTGCATTGCAAGGATTGTGAATTGAGAAATACAGTATCTTGTACCGTAAATGGATATAATATGGAACAAAAACCAGATCCTATTTACGAGAACACCGCTAAAGCTATCGGAAATCTTGTTGCCGAAAAGCAACTGCAATACGGTAATTCATTTGGAAATGCAGGAAAAATCTTAAAGGTTTTGTATCCAAATGGAATTTCCGTTGACCAAATGGAAGACGCATTAGTGGTTGTACGTATCATCGATAAACTTTTTCGTATAGCAAATAATAATATGGGCGAGGAAGACGCCTTTCAAGACATAACTGGATATGGGTTGTTGGCAGTAGTTCGAAACAAGCGGTGATGGGATGTATGGATTCACAGAAATGATTAATCAGGAAGCCATGATATGCTTAGACACAATGGCTATTGTGGCTTAATGCCAGACTAGGTGATAAAAATATGATACATCGTCCAAAAAGTATAAATAGATAGAAGCTATAATATCATAACATGACGCGTACTTTGGCATCCATTGAAACCATCAGCGAACTAAACCCAATTAGCGGTGCGGATAAAATAGAAGTTGCCCGTATAAAAGGCTGGAATGTAGTTGTAAAAAAGGGACAATTTGAAGTTGGAGACAAAGTCGTTTATTGTGAAGTTGATTCTGTTTTGCCGGAACGTCCTGAATTTGAATTCCTAAAAGATAAGCATTATAGAATCAGAACTGTAAAATTGCGAGGCCAGATTTCACAAGGAATATGCTTTCCGCTAGATGTTTTGAATAATGGTGATTGGCATCTAAATTATAGTATGGATTCTGTTCCATTTGGGTTCGATGAACTAGAAAATGGGTTCGACGTAACAAATGTTCTTGGCATCACGAAATATGAGAAACCGATTCCAGTTAGTCTTAGAGGTAGAATACGGTGTCCTATTTCTAGATTGGCAGTTCCCAAAACTGATGAGACACGGGTTCAAAACATTCCTGATGTTCTTGAAAGACATAAAGGCAAAACATTTCATGTCACAGAAAAACTAGATGGCACGTCGATGTCCTGCTATATAGATCCAGAAACTGGGCTACATGTCTGTTCAAGAAATGTGGATTTGGCTCCAGATGTCGAGCACAAATGGAATGGCGATTTATACTGGAAATATGCAATTGACCACAACATAGAAGAAATCCTAAAACAATTGGGCAGCACAATCGCTATACAAGGTGAATTGTTTGGCAACGGAATTCAAGGCAATCCATATAAGTTAACGGATATTTGTTATCGCGTATTTAACTTCTGGGACATGACCAATCACCAATATATTGACGTTGTTACTATGTGGGATACTGTTGATTCGTTTGGTCTGGGAAAAGATTTCTTGGTTCCATATTTGGGTCAAATAACCTTGGATCACAGCGTAGATGATCTTCTTGAAATGGCAACAGGAAAATCAGTATTGTCAGATACATTGCGAGAAGGTCTTGTATTCCGACCCGAAATCGAAAGCACAGATTACAAAATCGGGAGGTTATCATTTAAGGCAATTTCAACAAAGTACTTATTGGAACGAGGCGAATAACAAAACATATTTTATTTTTTTATATTTATACTATCCATTCGTGAGGTGTATATTTTGTCAAAAATGAATTTACAAAAATATAATGTTTATCCTTCTTTTAGACCAGGTCAAGAAAAAGCAATAACCCAAATGCTAAAATCTTGGGAATCGGGAAATAAAATAATTAATTTAAATGCGCCAACAGCTGCGGGAAAAACTCTTGATTTATATATATTTGGAAAAATATTAGAAAAAGAATATTTTGTTAGTAATATTTTATTTACGTCGCCGCAAGTGTCGTTAATTCAGGAAGGCAACCTTTTCGACCTTCCGAAAATTGTTGGCAAGCACAATTATGAATGTCTTGGAATTCCTGGATATACCGCGGAGGATTGTCCATTTGGTTCACGAGAACCAGGTTTTGCCCGGTGTTCTGAGTGTCCATATAGGATAGCAAAAGCTGCCTTCAAAAAAGCAAATTTCCGCGCAACAACATTTGCTCGGTATCAAGTAGACCCAAGTCTTTATCTCGAAACAAAGGTTCTCGAAGTCGATGAATCCACAAATTTACCAAATGCTTTATTGGATTCCGCAACAATAAAATTGAATATCGCTATTAAGAAAACCAACTTGGCAGAAAGAAAAGAACTCCTAAAAAAGGAATTATTGAAATTAGACATAAAGGATTACCTCAATGAATATTCACAAGTGTTGCAAAAAAAGTTAAAAGAAGTTACCATAAATTGTAAGGACGTTCGAAAAGACATTATAGGTGCTAATAGAAAATTAACTGCTCGCGAAACAAAAATGCTATCGAAGGTTCGAAAAGAATATAGCTATTATAGAAACAACTTAGATTCTTGTAATCAGGCGTTGCGATACCTAAGTCTGGAAGTTCCTTATGTACTTACAACGGATAACGAAGAAGTATTCAATGTTAGTACTCGCAGAAAAGAATTAACGGTTAGTCCTTATTTTAAACTGCTAGACTGTAAGGTTCCGTTTGCCGACCTTGTTGCGAAATTGGATTGTGTAGTTCTGGCATCCGGAACGCCAACAACCGAACTTCTAACCAACAAAGCAATTTCTGTTGACGTTATGCATCCAATACCAATTGATCGCCGAACTATATATTACGATCCAGTTGGTGCTATGACAAAAGACGGACGTTTCCGATATGCAAAACCAATGGCTGAAAAAATATCCCAGCTCCATGACATGTTTTCAGAAAAAACAATTGTTCATTGCGGGAACTACCAAATAGCAAACCTCATTAATGAACATTTATGTAGGTTACAGTCTAATGTTTTGGTGCAGTTTCCTGGTGAGCGAAATGAAGTATTAAAACATTGGATGCGATTAGATAATGCGATTTTCCTAAGCGTTGCATTTGAGCAAGGACTAAACCTGGAAGGTCCAGAATACCCTATGAACATCGTGGCTAAAGTTCCTTTTCCCAACCTTGGGGACGATTGGATACAAGCACGAAACAAATATGATAATTATATGTGGTATTCCAAAACTGTTGCTATTCAAGTCCAACAAGCTTGTGGCCGAACAACCAGAACACCAAAAGACAATTCCATGACATATATTTTAGATGGAAGTTTTGGACCATTGCTCGCAAGAAACAAAAATCTTTTCCAGAAATGGTTTTTGGATGCGTTAGTGATTTGCTAACCAAAAGTTATTAATACTATGGAGTATAATATTTGTTGGTGGTTTGATTGGATTCAGATGGAATTTGGATAATAATTATTTTGGTGGTAATGATATTCGTGATACCGATAGTCTTGCATAATGTATTGGCATAGGAAATTAAAAAAAGTATGAGGAATTTATGACGATTTCAATTAGTATAATCAGTTATATACAATTTATTTTATTTGTATTCTGCATTTTCATGATGCTGTCAATGAATTCATTTGCTGTGATAATCAGTATGTTTGTATTATTTGTGTTGATAGCATTGGAGTTCTATATAAAAAATAAAG